TCACCGTAGAGATGACGCCCATGCTGGGCGTACTAAAAAGGCGGCAAACCGCTTCGCGCAATTTGCCGCCTGTGTTTTGCGATGGACCTTAGCGGGCTCGAACCGCCGACCTCTACACTGCCAGTGTCACCATTGCTCTATTTTTGTTCTTAGTCGTTATCAAAAACCCTTGTAAATCAAGGGTTTTTCTTGTTCGCATTCTGTTCGTATCCGAGTGAATTTTGGGGACGACGAGCCGATTTCGTCCCCAATTCGTCCCCAAACAAATCCCCCGCAGCAGTTCCGCATGCGGGGGTTAATACACCTCTTTTAGTTATTCAACTTTTTTCCACGTTCCTCCGCCTGATGTCTCAAACCCAACATCGGTAGGTGCAATTTCAACTATTGCCGATCCATCCGGATTGCCGTTTGCGATGATACTGTCTAATTCACCACTAAAATTCGATAAACGGGCCCAATAAATTACACCGCCATCGGTTTTATATGTACCCGGTTCTATATCCTTACCGACGATATACATCCCGTCACCGAATTCAGTAAGTTTTTCCGGTTGATACTTGTCGTCAATTAAAACCCACTTTCCTGATCCATTGCTTTCAAATCCTTTGTCCGTTTCTTTGATCTCAACGATTGCGGGACCAGAAGGATTTCCGTTGGCAATAATGCTGTTTAATTCGCCGCTAAAATCCGCAAGCCTTGCCCAATAGAGAAATTGTCCCTCAGATCGATATAATCCAGGCTGGATATCTTCTCCCACAATTTTCATTCCAGGTCCGAAACTTACACTTGTATCCTCAGTTTCAGTCTGAGCTTGTTCAACTTCAGCATTGACTTCTTCATTTGTTTCGGTTTTCTCATCTGGTGTATTTGTCTGCGGAGCGGAGGTAACCGTCTCATTTTGTTCCCCGATTTGCGGCACATTGTTCGTCTCATCATCGCCTCCACCAGACGTAGCCGAAGCCGCAATCGCAATGATAATCACCGCTAAAGTCCAGAACCACCACTTTTTATAAAACGGCTTTTTTGTTTTTGTAATGACTGCATTTCCTGTATTGGTATTTTCCATTTTTTCTTTTTCATCCATCTTGCGTTTGCACCCTCCCATATTGGATATGTATTCCAAAAAACATTATACATTACGATTCAATTGACATAAAGTTACAAAAATCCCCCGCAGCGGTGCTTCCGCATACGGGGGATCGCCGGTGCTTCCGGTCATGATCTGACTACCATATCACCAGACGGAGTCAATAATCTATTTCGATGATATCGCCGATCGCAAACCACTCCCCGTCCACGCGAATCCGCCCCATCTGACGATCCACCCGCTCCACCGTTCCCGTGATGATCTGATCCTCATACGGATCGTAAAGCCTGACCCTATTAATATTTCAAACCAACCCACAGGATAAAAAAAATCCCCACCCAAGCCACTCGGCCAAGGTGGGGATTTTCATCATATCAGACCTTTCCTGTGTATGACCGTCAACAGCCGGTAAAAATCATAACTGCCGCCGTCGGGTGTGTCGACGATGCCGGCCGCTACCGCCGCCTCGACCGCCTCTTTTGCCCATTCCGGAACGGGCATGGATTGTTGGTTTTCCAGGCGCTTCACTTTTCGTTCCAGCGCGGCGATCTGGTCACGCTGAGTGTTGATTTGACTTTGCAGCTCCTTCAGCACGTCCTCCGCCTCCTTATCGTATTTTTTCAGGTTATACATCCCGATGAGATTCTTGATCTTTTGACCGTATGCCGGGTCCGTCGCATATCCGCATGCCTGCAGCATGTCGGCCTGCTCCTCCGGTGTCTGCGCGGCTCGCACGCGGGCGTAACGTGGCAGTTTGAACAGCTCGTCCTGATCGCGGAAACAGTCCTCAACCGACCGATAGGCGCGCCAATTGGCCGCCGTATCGACGCGCCGGCCGTTGATGACCTCCCACGTCCCCGTGCGAACGCTGGACCCGTCCCAATATGGATTCGGCTTTCCGCTCCCCACCTTCAGTCCGACGAGGTTGTTCCAGCTGTGAATCTTCCATCCGGTCTCATGTGCTGCCTGGGCGATTCGGACGGACGGGAAAATCAGTGAACCGTCAAGGCGCAGCTCGACAGCGATCGGGGCGACGATGGAGATGAACTCAGCCGGTTTCATCTTCAGTCACCCTTTCTGCCTTCCGCTTCAACGCGCGATCGATCTTTGACTCGATCTCCGACTGCACCCATTCCGTGACTTTTTCCAATACACTGATCGGCAGCCAGTCCGCCCACCCGGCGCGGATTGCGTTCGCCGTCATGGATTTGATTGTGTGATACAGCAATCCGACGGCGAACACACCGAACAGTACACCAGGCAGTCCGACCACCACGTCCAGCAGATGCCCGCCGGCCGGAAGCAGAAGCATGAAGAATGTCCGGAAAATGCCGTCGATTCCGTATCTGCTTGCGTATGTGTTATCCAGGCGCGCCGCTCTCGATCCGGAGAGCCAGTCCATCACGATGAAAAATACCAGAGCAATCATGGTCGAGAGGACGGCAGGACCGGAACCGTAAAAAAATTCAAATACCGGCAACAAAAAGCCGCCGGTGATGGCGGCAAAGCTTTTTTCAAGTGCTGTTTTTTCCACAAATACACCCCCACGAAAATCAAACGCCCCTGATCGGCTCAGGGGCATCAATCCGTATACGGCTCTCCCGTGATCTGTTCATACTGCTCCGGCGTGATCTTTCCGGCCGCGACAAACACTTTCACGTCATCCTTCGAATAGCGCCCGGCGTCATAATGCCGCTTCACGATCGTAAACCAATCCACCCTAGATCACCCCCTGTGAAACCAGAAGCAGGAGCAATTCCGCCTGCTCCTGCTCGGTTTGGTCGAGTCTGGATTGTGCTGTCGCCAGTTCTAGCGCCAAAAAGGCATTCTCATCTTCCAGTGTTGAAATCCTTTGCTCAGGTGTTTCCGGCTGCGGCACATCAGCAAGCCGCCAACCGCCATCCGAATCCTGCACAACCTCACGTCCTTCCGAGTAAGCGCCGTCAGGGAGCGGATTGGTTGGACGATTCTCGTACACAGGCTCTTTAATCATATTGCCTTTCTCATCGTATTCAGCGGATTCAACTTCGATTTGCCTGACTTGGTAATCCCAATCGCCGATATTGATGAGCTGTCCATTTGCATCAAACCAACATGTTTTGATCATGCAGTTTGTACCGCCTTCCATCCTGTATTTCCGGTGCCGGATACTTTGACATACAGAGACGTACCAGCCCCTCCATCAGTACGCAAATATAGTGACCCAACAACTGCCGTTTTACTGCCTTCAGGACTTCCGTTTCCCATGAAAATGGTCGGTTTAGCCGGATAATAAGCTCCAAAACTGATTCTACCATCAGGAGTAAATACAATTGAATTCGCCCAATCCCAATTCGTGTCACTGTCATTTCTTGGCGCAAAGGAAATATAATTTTCTGCTCGATGTATGATCCAAGATTTGTACCCCGGTAAGTCAAGTCGAATAGGAAATGTACCTGAGAAAGATAGAGTATTGTTTATAGTCTGTCCACCGGCGGAAGTGATGACTTCTTCCCAAGATGACCAAGTAGAGGATGACAATGCATACCTCCTATACATCCTTTGGGAAGTTGCACCGTGAAATATCTGCCAGCTATACTGGTAGTTATTTGGCGAACTTTTGTAACCGATGATGCTTCCGTGAGTCTGCGGATAACCCGTTCGATTGATCACACGTGCAACGTAGTGCCTTGTATCAGGTATATCTGTTAAATCGGCAGCCGGACCACTCGAATCCGGCATGTCATATCCAATAGCTGATAATCTGCCGACAACATCCCCGCCTGCCTGCGGCAAAAACGTCGCGTCGGCATACCCTTTCGTCGCTATGTCATCACTAGCCGCTGGTGCCGCCACCTTTGCGCGGCCGTTTGCGTCGCGCTGAACAATCGTGTTCGGCGTAGCGGCGGAGGTGGCTGCGTCCAATTTCGCCTTATCCGTACCGCTCATGAGACCCCCTTCCATCGGCGTCGCGTTCGGAATTGGGTCGGCGCCGTTTTCGGTGTGACGGGAGGCATGATTTTCCGCCATCGCCTGCGCTGCGGCTGCAGCGGCTGCTGCGTCATTGATCTCCTGCCCGATCTGGTTCAGATCGTCCGGTTGGACGATATCGCCCATTTGCCAGTTCGTCTTTGCCATCATGCCTCACCTTCCTTTACTGTGATGGATTGGATCATGAGATGGTCCGCCGTGATCGGGATGTTGACGTTGTTCAGGCTGATCACATTGTCTGCGGCGTCCCGCAGCTCGATTGTCGTGATCAGCGACACATCGGCAGCAGGCACGAGATACTTCAGTGCCAGCACATTGTCCGTGACCTGCTTGACCTCGAAATCCGCGATCACATATGTCCCGTTCAACACCACTTTTGCGACGCGGCTGTCAACGTATTCCGCCACGTCCTGCAAGAACGCGGTATCAATCATTTCACGGTCACCTCCGGTCCCAAAGTTGCGAACGGCGCGGCGCCGAGCTGCCACGATCCGAGCACGTAGTTCCAGGTTACTTCGTGCATGACGATCGTCTCGACAAGCTCGAGGTCGTCGTTCAGCGCCGTATTTTGCTGATACACGATGTTGGCCGGCTTGATCTGCTTGACCGTATGTTCGACTTCCCGGAACACTTCGGCGTCGTCGATGGCGGCCGTGACGATGAGCAGATAGTTTTCCGGCTCCACCTCAACCAGCACCCGCCCCGGCCCGACCAGCCGATCCAACTGTTCCTGCAAGAACCGCGCCGTGAACGGCGGCTTCATGGAATAACGATTGATGATGCGGGCGCGCCGGAAGGCGATTGATTCGTTGGCCGGATCAGCCTGGATGCCCAGCATCTTCTCACGGCGTTTCACGGCGTCTATGCTGGAAGTTGTCACGAACTGGTCATTGAGCAGTTGCTGGACCGCTGACTCCATTGTGTCCAACTCGGCACTCACCGTCTGGTCCAGCTCCACGAAATCCTTGACCTCACGATAGAACTCGGGCAGATATTGCAGTATTCGTTCACTCATTGATGGTCACCGTCCCGAGCACCGGGATCTCTTCTGCGCCAAGCGTCACGTTGGCCGCCGAGCCATTCAGCGTCGTCCCGGTCACATCGATGACGCCCGGCACGGTGAGGATGGCTGCCTCGATCTGCGAAACCCGAACGACGAGCTGCGACTGCGCGGCCCAGTCCTTTCGCAGGCTGAGCAGGTACGACTCGATGACATCCCCGATCGGCTCTTGCACCTGTCCGGGCGTCACGCTTTCCGCCAGTGTCACGGTCGTCGTTACGTCGATCGTCACCGGCTGCACCCCGGCAATGGTCACTCGGTGACCGATCGGCGCCAGCCCGTACCCCTCGCCCTGCGGCGGCGGATCGATCGCCTCCTGCACTTCGCTCACCAGCGTCGGCGACGGCGCGCTCCAGTCGGAGGCGATGATCGCGCACTTCACTGTCCCTCCGCCCTGCCAAACCGAGAAAATCTTTACGTTGCCGACACCCTCTATCGCGCCGATCTTCTGCTTGTAGTCCGCGACGTTCCCGCCGAACGGCGGCTCATTGACGGCCGCATAGTAGCGCTGCCGCAGCGTCTCGTCGTCTTCCTCATCCTCGCCCGGCACGAGCACGGCGCCCAGTTCCGCCCGGGAGAGACCCGGGACGAATGTGATCGGCAGCAGCGCGCCGAAGTGCTGATTCCCAATCGTGCCGGCCGTCTCGCACTCCAAGTTGTAGATGCCAGTGCTGATCTTGGAGACGGCGGCGTAGTTAATTCCTTCGATCGAAAATCGGCTGCCGAGCAGGATGTCGAGCGGCACGTCGCTGGCGCCGTAGAACCGCCCTTCCCGGCGGGCCCGGGTGGCCGGCTTTCGCTGAATGCCGAACTCGGCCGCGCGCCGGGTCAAGTATTCGCCCGTGGCTGTATCAGCGAATGACAGGTTATAGTTGATGTCAAGCTCTGCATACAGCTGCGCCAGCTCAGCGGCCGCCGGCGCCAGCGCGTCATAGATCACGCTGCCGGGGCGCTTGTCGATATCCGCAGGCACGCGATCTAGCATGCGCTGCAGGATCGCCTCATACGTCTGATGCTCATACACGCGTCGTCACCTCCCCCTGAAATGAACCGAACGACGACACGACGGTGAAGCGTACCGTGGCGGTATCGCCGGCAATGTCAATCTGAAAGTCCGTGACGCTGTCAATCCGGTCGTCCTGCGTGAGCGTCTCGGTGATCCGCCGGCGCAGCTCGGACTGAACAAACACGGGATCGCGGCCGACCAGGTTGGCGAGCTCCACGCCGTAGTCGGCGTCATAGATCATGTGCCGGAACCGTTCCGTCTGCAGAATTTTGGTCACGGCCTGCCGGACCGCATCCAGCCCGTCGATCGTTCCGGTTACACGTCCACGGTCGAAGTCGAGGCGCCACGTACGGGACGGCTGCACGGCCGTTTCGGTGTTCTGTGTGTCGATGCTTCCGCCTGTCGGAATCATGCGCTCACCACCTTGTCCAAGATCAAATATTTCTGGCCGCCCTGGATCCGGAGCAATACCACCCGGTCGCCGGCCTGCAAACCCTGACGAATGACGACCGGCTCTGTCAGCGCATCGTCGGTCGTACCGCCGGGTGCGATGTGCGCGTGCCGCAGGTCAACCTCCAGCCGGGTCAGCGACTCCGGCACAATCAAAAAATCCGCGTCGAGGGTAAACCTCTGATCGACGTTTACCTCGAGCGGATTCGTTTTCGTCACTTCTCCGAACATCACGGCGACTGGGTTTCCGGCCTCCATAGCTGATAGTGCGGCAAGTTTGATCGCATTCAACACGTCAGATCACCTTCAACGTGATGGACATCGTATGATCGGCGCCATCGAACCGGTGCGTCACCTCGTCGACCATCATCGGCTGGTTGATGCCGAGCGCTTCGATGGCGATTGGCAGGTACATGCCGGCGCGTACCCGGATGTCGCCGACGGCCTCCAGTTTGAGCGTGCGCTGCTCGCGGTTTTTGAGCGCAGCGAGCTGTTGCAGCATCTCGTTGATTTGGGCGGCGTTCAGGCCCTCGTCTACACTCTCGTACAACTGGAGCACGCCCCACCGGGCAATGTTCGCGCTGTCCTGGATCATGTAGACTTCCCGTTTGCCGTTTTCCTGGTTATCGCGATACAGCTTGATCCGGTTGTACGTGTCGGCGTCGATGTCCCGGGAATGCTCAAAACCGGTCATCAGGCTGCCGTCGCCGATGTAGAAGCTGGCCTGAAATCCGGTCACATCCCGCAGCGAAAGCGCGCCAAAATCGTCGAAGAATACGAAAAATCGACCTGTGGCCGACATGGTGAGTGTGTTCGCTTTTTCGATGATGTCGAGCAGCGTCTGTCCGTCTTCGACCATCGACGGGATGCGGTAACCAGTGTCGTCGATGCGTCCGACGCGCAGGTTGAAGTCTGCTGCAATCTTCCGAATGACGTCGCCGGTAGTCGCGTTCTTAAACACGTAGGTATCCTTGTTAAGCAGATACCTTACCTGGTCGTATGCTTTGACGCTGATCTCGGCGTCCTGATTCTGCTTGACACTGAACACGTACCCGTAGAACACGTTGGCGTCGTCCTTCCGTACACGGACGATGTCGCCGTTGTTGACGCCGAATGCCCGATCCTGGTAGATGCCGCTGCCAATCAACGTGAAGTCAACGCTCGCTGGCCGGCCGACACGGGTGGCCGTCCAGGTCAGATCCTTCGTGATCTCCGAAACGTCCCAGACGCGGCCGTTTTTGTTATCGAGCAAGATTTCAAGCAACGACACCACCGCCCCCCGTGGGCAACTTAAGCACCATCCCCACCGGCAGGGATTTCAACTGCGCGTCGCTCAATCCGTTCAGCCGCTGAATCTCGCGCCACCGGCTGCCGTCGCCGAGCACCTTCTGCGCCACCTTCCACAAGGTGTCCCCGGCCACAAGCGTGTACGTCTTCGGCGGCACACGCTCGTCCGGACGCTTCGGTTTGGGTTTCTGCACCGTCGCCCCGCCGGCCTGCTGCGTCACCTGCACCCGCCGTGCGGCATAAAACTGGTATTCTTTCAGCCGTAGTGCGAAAGAAATGTCGCCTGGCGCGCCGGCGACTTCTTTCCACTCGAATCCCTCGATACTGGCGGGAGTGTTGACTTCCATCGTCGCTCCGACGTACACAAACCGGATCGGCCGTTTGGTCTCCCACCACTTCATGATGTAATCCACATAGACCTTTGGCTCGAGTACGATCGACGCCGTGACGAATGGGTATCGTTGTGTCGGGAACAGACTTTCGATGGTGTATTCGGCCAGCTCCCGATCCTTGATGACGTTGATCTTGCCAAGGCCGAACACATCATGCCCGGAACCGTCCCCTCGGATGCTGGGGCCGATCTCGCCAGGAAGGACCGGGAGCTCGAAGCCTTCCTCCTGATTGTTCCATGACAGCCATATGCCGTATTGTTTAGCCAACGCCGTACACCCCTTTGGCTGAAGCAACGAGCTGTTCCGTCAACACGGTTTCAATGCGCGAGACAACAGTGTCAATATCATAGCCGTTCCGGATGTCACCGGTACGGACATTTACGGTCGGCGTAAGCGTCACGAAGTTCTGAATGCTCTTCATCTCCGCCAACTCCCGCATCGTTTTCAGATCCTCGCTGCTGATGTCCACGGTGTCGCGGATTTTGCCGACTTCGTTGACTTTACCGATCTTGTTGATATCACCCAGTTTCGACATATCAAAAGTGCTATCGAGTTTTGGTATATCGAACATACCACCGAGCGCACCAAAGGCTTTTTGTACACCATCTGCTGCGAAACGTCCAACCGATTGGCCGATTTTTTGTCCAAAATTGAATGCCTCCGCGTAATCCTTTTGCTCAAAACGCATCAGGTTTACAACGTCTGCTTCCGTTTTAAGGTTATCGCGAGCATCTTCAAGACGATTCAAAAGGTTACTTAACCCATCTGTAATATTCACTTCCAAACCCGGAATTTTGTTAATAATGTTCTCAATCCCTTTGGCCAAATTTTCCAACCATTGTAGGGCGTTAATGACGAGGTCATAGAATAGTTTTTTCACGGCATAAACAGGATCTTTCCACACATTGATAAAGAATTCTGCAACAGACAGCACGATGTTGGCAAAATAAGCCAATCCGTTATAGAGAAATCCAAACAGCACTCCGAAAATCCCGCCGACAAATCCAAGAACCTCTTCAACCACGTCGCCCCAGCGATATAGCGCGTATATCAGGAGACCTATCGCTGCGCCGATGAGTAGGATAGGTAAATTTAGCTTTATCCACTCGAACGCTGCTGCCTTAATTGGTTGGACCATGAGCCATAATCTTTTGATCAGCATAGGGATTTGTCTCAACGCCCAAAAGGTCAATGCAGAACCAATAGCAATGAGAATCGGCTCAATAATTCCCCACCCGGACTGCACGACATTGACAAACCAAATAAACGAACCGAGTAACAAATCAGCCGCCTGTGCTGCAAAATAAAGCGCGTTGGTCAGTGATTGCACAAATGCTGATCCTTGTGCAGAATTGAGCCACCCACTCAGTCTACTGAATACCGGTTCAAAAGCCCGAAAAGCGTTATTTTTAAACATGAATTCGGAATGTAGCCTAGCCAAAATCTGAGAGATTCACGTTGTGACAAGGCATTTTCGTCATAAAAAGTTGCCAATTTTTTTGCAAAATAAACAGGACACTGCAAGCCTCT